AACTCAATTCTATCACTATATCTTTCCGCATTTCTCTTTTTTGTAGTAACTTTGTGCTGTAAATATAAAATGAATTTTGTAATTTATCAAGTTATATGAAAACAATTTCTATCAAATAGCCGTGGGTGAGCTAAATCGCTCATGATAGTTATTTTCTGATATAGTTAAATGCTTTATCAATGCACTTATCAATTTTTTCATTATTTAATTCGATATAAGTATGACCAACATGTAGTTTTGTTATTTTGATTTTATTAATTATTTGATTATCAGGAATATTTCCTCTGTCTGTAGTGAAAAGATTGTGTCTAAATTGAAAAACTCCTATTATATCAACATATAAGAAAACATTAATACAATTTAGTAAATCAATTGCTGGCAATTCTAAAAGAGTTTTTTTTATTTCCTCTTGAGCTATTCCTAATAGTTTTAATATTGAAATCATATACGTTAATGGAGATTTTGTATTAAACTTCAAATGGCCGTCTTTATATACATCTTCTTGAATATATAAATCAATTCCGTTTAGAATTGTATTTACGTCTCTTACTGACAATGAATCAAATTTGTTGTTAATTTGTTCTGAGTTCCTTACAGATTCTTTTGTTATGCAGCATTTCTCAGATATGAAATTGTATAGATATTCACGTGCTACTTCATCTATTGAATAATAAAATGGCTGATGAGATGTAAATTTATTGATGTATCCTTTGTAGTTGGCATCTTTTCCATAGAAATGGTGAAAAATATTTTCGGTCGTATTGTAGTCAAAAACTGTAATGATATTGTCAAATCCGAATTTATTAGTGTTTTCGGAGTCTTTATATATGTGTTCATCAATATGTGCTCCAAGCACATTTAGAATACGGAATAGGTGCGCAGGGTCGATACGGTCTAGATCTTCTATGATTAGGACGGTTTTATAACCAGATGATTTGATGTATTTTAATGTTTCTATAATAAGTTCTGTGTAGCCATCATGTTCGTATAACCCTCCTTTTTGTGATGTAAACCAGGATTCGTATTTTTGGAATGTTGTTTGTTTTTCTTTGTATTTTTGGATAAATATTTCTCCTTTTTCAAGGATTTTTTTCAGAATTTTTCCTTCAGGCAAACTAGAAATTAAAAAACAAATTACTTCTTTAAGGTTTTCCCATGTAAATATAGATGTTGCAATGGCGTCAAAATCGACAGGATTTAGTTTTTCATCAATTGCCAATTGAAGAAGTATATCTCGCTTTATATATTCGAAAATATCTTGATTCTCGGCGACGGAATAATTGACAGGGTATAGAGTTATAAAGTAATACTTCTCTTTTTTATCGACTTTTTTCTTGTTCTCATCACTGTATTCTTTCTTGAACTCATTTAAAAAGAATGTTTTCCCATCTCCAAATTTGGCAGAAAAAATGGTACGCTCGTTAATATCAAGATGCTCTTTGAAAGCCTTAAGTTCGTTTTCTATTGGTATAGGTTCCATAATATTATATTTTTCTTCAAAGTTATATGAAATAAACGAGATAAAACAGTATATGCAGGCTGTTTTAGTTTGCTTGTAGAATCTTACTGACAACCCTTGTCAGTGCTTTGTGGATACCCGATAACTGCTTTGTAGCGGTTATCGGGTATTTTATTTTTAACCAATTAAAATCAATAAGAATCTTTGGAAAATAGGATTCTTATTATTCAATCAAGTATGAAATGAGGTCGTACAAATCTTTCAATAGCTTAATTATTGGATAACCGTTAAGTTGTTCCTGATACATAAAGTAAAATACCTTTACAGAAGCTTTCATGAGTAAATTTTTGAAATTCATAATTAATCTCGCCTCCGATTATATCAGTCTACCGACATGGTACACTTCACCCGAAAAGCGAAATTGGCTTCTGCTTCTGCGAAACTACAAATCAGCTTTCAAATAAAAAAGGACACTCATTATACAATATTGATAATCAGTCTATTATAAAAAACTTCCTTAATTATATCACGAATCTAAGTTGAATCAATCTAAATAACAGAGTGATAAATATATGAGTTATTAAAATCAAAATCATTATGAACTTAAACAAATTGAGAGATAAAGCCTACCAGTGCGCAGTAGCCCACGGATGGCATGAAGAGAACCTGAGTGACGAACATTTCCTTTGTCTGGTCATATCCGAACTTATGGAAGCGGTGGAGGCAGATCGGAAAGGAATGCACGCTAACCGGGCTAATTTTGAATATTGCATGAAACAAAGGAAACGTGATGATGGGGAATTCATGTACGCTTTCAAGCAAGATATTAAAGACAGCGTGGAGGACGAACTTGCCGATGCTTGTATCCGTATGTTGGATTTGGCCGGATTGAGAGGATATGATTTAGATAGCTTCGACTACGAAGGAAGCGATACGGAAGATTACTCTGATATGACCTTCACGGAGTCCATGTTTAGAATCTGTGTCTATGTCACCGACAACTTCTACAGGGATGAACCATTTATCCTCCTGAATGAGATATTCGCTTTCTGCCGGGACAGAAATATCGACATCTTCTGGCACATCAAGCAGAAAATGAAATACAATGAACTTCGTCCGTATAAGCACGGAGATAAAAGCTACTGACCATGAAACACGCATTCTACGCCTTAATCATCATACAAGCCCTGTACGAGCTTGTGAAGCTGTTCAGATGTAAATCCCTATATCAACATGCAAAAGTCTTTCAGGACCTAGATAAGACAGCAAAAAGATGGTATCTGATGGCGCATCCATGGCTTCATGTTGCATTATTCATGGATACTATCGGACTTTTATTGCTGGGGATAGGATTGTTTTCAAGCCAATGGATATGTTTCCTTGTTGTCCTGGTCATGAGTTTCAGTCAGATTCAAAAGCTGGGAGAATGGGCTATATTCTTGGACAGTCTGGTAACGGTCATCATCTACACTTTCGCCATCTTGAACGCATACCACTTGGCATAAAACAAAAAAGGGAGCCAGCCCACACGATTAGAAGCCAACTCCCACACACGATTATGATGCAAATATACTAATTCATTCTAAAACTATCGAGCTATGACAAAAGAATTTTCATCAATCGTGGAGTTGAAATCAATACGTGAGCAAAAATCAAGATTATCGGAACGTGAGCAGGAACTATCCTCCCCCATCCTGACCGATTTTTCTCTTATTCCGGAGATTTATGACTGGTTCAAGGACCTGTTGGCCGGGATGGACTGTCCGCCCAATCCGGAAAGTGTTACCCAGCGAAAGAAGTTCCTCTTCATCGTGTTGTTCCTCTTCGCCCCCAGTGTGCTTGCCGGTGGACGGTTGCCGAACGGTATCCGGGCAGAGATTTCCGGTGTGTTCCCGGATGTTTCCCCGTGTGTAATATCAAACAATATCGCTGATGTTTCCTTTATCTACCAGCAGTATAAGGATTTCCGGCAGGATATAGAGTATCTTTACAATCAGATATTGGAAAGGTTGAAGGTCAAAGGACTAATCAAGTAACAGAATGTTTCTAATGGGGATAAAGTCCCTATGCTTAAATTTTTATGTCTAACAAATTTAAATTTTAAAGCCGAGTCAGAAGAAGAACAAAATCAGGTTGGGAAATAGTTCGACAAGCCGACAGATTAGCTCAACAGCGTTATGGAAGTAACTCTGACAATCCTAATAATCTTGTAAATAGGATTGCAGGCAGGTATCTTGGGAGCTTTAATAGAAGTGGAACCAGTTGGAATACACAAGTTTCAAAACGTACTTACATGGGACTTAATGATGGGTAATTAGTAAAAGAACTAATCAAGTAAAAAAGCCGGAACGTTATGCTTCCGGCTTTTTGTTCACTATCAATTTAGCAATTCTTGAACGAAAGATGTAAATGTTGAGCATTTAACACTTTCTATTAAGTTATTATAATCTTCTTTTTCAAGACAACTCACAAGGGAGGATACATCACTTTCATGTTTGTCATATTTTGATCCAATCAGGCCATAAATATCTCCCATAATTCTTGCTGGATGATAATAGGTAATCTCTGGATCATCATTCTCCAAATCATAATTTAGCTTAGACTTAATAAAATCATTTGACAATGTGCCATCAATACGTTCAAATATGTTAAATCCTAAAAACCATGCTTCAACCTCCATTATTGCAAAATGTAATTTTATATATTGAGCCAGGTTTTTAGCGTCTATTTCCTTTTGAGCTGAATTTCTAAATTTTTCAATTAATTCTAAGTTTATATTTCTTACGCCTCTATTTTTTTTCTTGTAAAAGTCCCCATATACATCTCTTAACCCTATAATCTTGGTAAATCCCTTTTCATGCAATCCATTTGCTCTAGTAAAGATTTTAGATAATACAGAGTTGTCATTACCAACATTTACAAGCATATAATAGTTATGAGCCATTTTATCACCATATTGATAAGGAGCTTCATCCAGATTATCACAAATCAGGTTATAACAATTGATTCCTATATCTTGGTAGTCGTACATCTTTAGAAGTAATTCTCTGACCAAAATTAATTCAGCTTGTCCTTCTACAAAAACTGCTACTTTCTTCATTTTTTATGTCGTGCAATAAAATCAGATGAGAATAAATCAAAATTATTAAGTCCTGTAAATTCAAAATCTTCAAATAATTCAGGAGAATTATATATATTTATTGCAGTAACTTTATCGCCTTTACGTTGTAAAATATTCCAATATTTCAAATCGACAACGTCCATTAAAAAACTATCGTTTGAAGTAGTAATTAATTGTATATTATTTTCTAAACAGAATTTATATAGGTATTTACCTAATTTTATGGATCTATCATAATCTAATCCCTCACAAAAATCATCAATAACAATTGTCTGTGTCTTCTTTTTTTGAGAAACAATATAGAATAAAAGAACAAGAATGTATAGTGTTCTTTGCATTCCTTGAGATAACAATCCTTCCCATAAAAATGTGCTTACATCTTTTTCATTAATCTGTAAGACTCTTATATCAGATTTCTCATCTCCAATTTTTACAATCTTTATTTCGTCAATAGAATAATCTAAAGCATTTAGTTCCTCCTGAACCTTTAGTTTCAAATCATCATTTAATTTTTCAAACATTGGGATAATACTTTCTCCTTTAGACATAGTACTAAATAGGTTGGTACCATTAGGAAACATATTAATCTGATTAAATAATATCCCATATGAATTTTCAGCCCAATTTACTATTTTTTCAATTTGAGGATATAATTTTGTATCTCGTCTTACATTGATTGTAAGTTTATTACTTGGAGGGTTAATTTCGTCGTTAAAAAAGATAGTAGAGTTTTCATTCCTTTCTATTAAGATGTTTTCGTTATGATCAATTAGCTGTTCCAAGGTAATATTCCCTTGAAAACATGCAAATGAATATGTCAATTCTGTATCATTGTCTGAAAAAATAATTTTATAGAAAAAATTATCGTGCTCAGCAATTTCTTTAGTTTGGAGTATAACAGAGACTAAAGAATTTAAGGCTTCTATTGTTTTTGATTTTCCAACAGCATTACGGCCTACGATGAGACTTGTTTCTGACAAATTGAGACCATCTAAAGACCATCCAGGTGTAACATATTCGAGACTTTTCAGTTTCATAATCGTATTAATTATACTAGAATTTTATTTTAATCTACAAAGATACAATAAAGCATTGAATTTATCAAGTGACAGCTTTTTATGCTCCCAAAAACTGTAAAGCATAATGGAATAGTTATTTCCAAATATAGTTATATCTTAGTTCGGATTCATCATTCTTAAAACTATATGATACGGAAATTTTATTTATTGTACCATCTTCATTATAAAAGTAGTCATAATATGTCCAAGAATCTGAATATGATTCCTTTTTAGATTTTCTTTGAATACGACCTGAAGAGTCATATTGGTATTCATATTTTTGCTCTAATGATTCTCTCCCTGTATCTCCGTTGATATATGTTTCTTGTAGTAGATTTCCATGTGTGTCGTACTCAAAAATAAAGTTTCCGAACAAAGTACCGTCATTAAGCATTGTCTTTTCTATATAAACGTTATTCCCTTCGTATCTATATTCGCTTATATAGCCAAAATTGTTGCTAACCAAAATGTCTTTTTCTACTGTTTTTATCAATCTTTTTTGACTATCATATTCGTATGTCCATTCTTCATTCAGGTCTCCATCGTCATCATATACCAGCATGCGTGACACGGAATCAAGGTTGTTATATTCATATTTACGTTTTTTTTCAAACAAAGTAAACCTATATTCGTTCATTTCCACTACACGCTTTTTGTCGTCGTATTCATATTTGTAATTGCAATCGATCCTATCATCCAACAAAGCATTATAGTAATTGGTGGTTTTTTCTTGCAATGTTCCGTCTGGATTATAGATATACTGTTCGTATAGTTCTCCATATTCATTTATCTCGCCAAATTTCTTTTCGTGTTCGTTTATTACAATTTCAGACAGAACTTTATTTCCATTATTTCCTCCGGGCTCTCCATCACCATCGCTACTGCACCCTACAAAAAACAAAGCCACTAGTATAGGCAGTATAAATAACATTTTCTTCATTTTACTTTGGTTTTATTGATTAAACATCCATTTCTAATAACTTCCTTAAATCCTCAAAAGAGTGAACTTCATAAAGAGTTCCTTTCACTTTTACGTAGCCGTTTACCTCGGTTAAATCTTTTTCTTCTAATATATTAACCTCTCTGATTTCATCATCAGTAAGAATTAATTTCCATACAGGTACACCAATAGCTTTTGACAATTTTTCTAACGTTTCAAGTTTGGGCTTCTCTGTATTAAGTAATTGATTGAGCCCTACAGGGGTAATACCTAACTTTTCTGCAATATCTACCTTTTTAAGGTTTAGTTGCTCTATAATTTCTCTTGTTCTATTTATCATAAAAATCAATTTTGACACAAAAGTAAATGCTTTTATTTATATATAAGTATTTACTTTGTTAATCTTTATAAAATATAAGTATATTCTTTTATTCATATTTGCTTTATTAAAGTGTTTACTTTTACTTTGCGCCATCAAACAAGAAGTAATAACAATTTAAACGCACACGATTATGAAGACATTAAAAGAACAAGTAGAAGAGATTAAGAGCATGAAAGGTTCTAAGGCGGCAAAGAAAGCAGCTTTCGTGAAGTTAGGTTTGAGAAAGTACGAAGTTGAGTTGCTTATGTCTGAATTGCCTAAGACAATCAGAGAAACGCACAAGTTCACTTTTGGTGTTGAGATTGAATGCCTGGTAGCTGCAAACCTTATGAGAGAAAGTGCAACAAGAAACGAAATGCCTTTTCAGTATGAGGGTTATAATCACGTTGACAACAACCACTACTACAAGTTCGTATCTGATTCTTCTATCAGAGGTGAGAACCCTATCGAATGTGTTTCACCGGTTCTTACTGGTAAAGAGGGTATGAAAAGCCTAGAAACATGCTGCAAAGCTTTAAATGAAGCAAATGCACAAGTGAATATCTCTACAGGCTTACATGTGCATATCGGGGCTGCAACTCTGTCCGGCGAAGCCTATGTAAATGTATTCAAGAACTATCAGAAACTAGAGAAGGTGATTGATACTTTTATGGCTCGTTCAAGACGTGCAAACAACAGCCAGTGGTGCAAAACTCTTCAAGGTATAAGTTTTGAATGTTGCAGAACGAGATATGACGTTCTAAACGTAATGAGAGACAACAGATATTTTAAGGTGAATGCCTGTTCTTATGCCCGTCACAAGACTATAGAGTTCAGACAGCATCAGGGTTCTACAGACTTCGAAAAGATTTCTAACTGGGTAAATTTCTGTGCAAAGCTGGTTGCATGGTCAAAGAAGAACGTGCTGAGTTCAGAGATTAATTCAATTGACGAGATACCTTTCTTGACAAAGAAAGAAAAGTCATTTTTCAAATCACGTGCTGAGGTTCTTGCATGAGCCTCGCACGATTAAAATCAGAGAATATGTGCTGTATTATCTATAAGCCAAAGGGTGTTCAGATGCCAACTCTGGACACCTTGAATAAAGTTCAGAGAATCAATCATCATGGTTACGGATTTGTTTCTTCAAAGCATAGATACAAGACAATGGATTATCAGAAGTTTTTGGTTCACCTTTCAAAGGTGGGTATTGAAGAAGAATGTATCATTCACATGAGGTGGGCAACGCATGGTTCTAAGTGTAGAAAGAACTGTCACCCGTTTGTCGAGAATGGCGTTTATTTTGCCCATAATGGCGTTTTGCCTATTCAGTCAGTAAATGATATGACAGACAGCGAAATCTTCTTTAGAAGCCAAGTTTACCCCCTTGTAATGAAATACGGGTATGAATCGAAAGTGACAGAATCCGTAATGATGGCTGCCGCTGGCAGTTCTAAGTTCGCCATGATGTATAAAGGAAAAGTAAAGCTGTATGGTGATTACACGAAATTAAACGGTGTGTATTATTCTAATTTGAGATGGCTATGAAATCAATAAACGTAAATGGTTGCAGCGTATGCCAGCCTGGTAGTGAAAACTATTGTACCTATACTACTAGATTAAGAGGCAAAAAAGTAAAAATGTATCAGTATGATTACAAAACAGATTCAGGTGAGTTGTTTACTTGTTGTGCCCCAACACTGGAAAAGTGCAGGGAGAAACGTGACGCATGGCTAAAAAGCAAACATTTGGCTTAATGTTTCGTATGCGTTGAATTGTTATTCAAAATTGTCTTCATAATTGGGTATCTTTGTATAGATACCATCGCGGGTTAGAGCAGTGGTCAGCTCGTCACTTTGACTTGGTGAAGGCCGGTGGTTCGAATCCATCACCCGCAACTAACATTTAAACTTTACACGATTATGGAAATACTTACGCTTATCATCAAACAGAAGTTCTTTGACGAAATCTTGTCAGGCAAGAAAACACAAGAATTCAGAGAAATCAGGCCTACAACACAGAAGAAATACTGCCAGCTTGACGCTGATGGCTATTGTGTCGAGAAAGACGGTGTGTTACAGCCTAAGCATTACGATGCTATCCAGTTCTTTGTAGGCTACAATAAAGACAGAGCCAGCGCACTGGTAGAAGTCAAGGATGCAAAGATAGAGCTGTTTGAAGATGAAAATCACAATCTGATTGAATACACCTATCAGGGTGAGATATATCTGGCAGCACAGGTCGTTTATGGCCTTGGCAGAATTATTGAAAAACATGTTTAACCCTTTAAAATTGTTGTTGAGTCAGAACAAACAGAAGTACATTTTCAACTGGTGGCTACCGTGGTGGTCGTAGAGGCTTGACCACAGAGAATGGTGGTCTTTCTCAGGGTGGTAGATTCATTACTCGCAGACAGCAGTATTATAACGTCCGTACAGGACTTGGTATGAGTGGCGGATAATGACACTGCAAGAAAGGACATACAGCCATATTGACCTCGTCAGACAGAAGACTGACGGGGTTTTGCTGTTTCTGTCGCTGGGTAAGGATTCTTTGGTATTGCTGGACATGATCTACCCGAAGTTTGATAGAATAGTCTGCGTGTTCATGTACTTCGTTAAAGGTTTAGAGCACATCGAAAGATGGATTGGATGGGTAAAAGCCAAATATCCGAAGATAGAGTTTGTTCAGGTACCCCACTGGAACCTTACCTACATTCTTCGTGGCGGCCTGTATTGTGTGCCAAACCACAAAGTGAAGCTTTTGAAGTTGGCCGATGTGGTGAAGGCCATGCAGCTCAGATATGGACTTTACTACACTTTCCTGGGCATGAAGAAGGCCGACGGCATGAACCGCCGCCTGATGCTAAAAGGCTATGAAGCAAACGGGTATGAGAACAACGGAATGTGCTATCCTCTGGCCGATTGGACACAGAAAGACATTCTATCTTACATGAAACAGAACAGCCTTCCGGGGCCTGTCAGATATTCACTGAAGGCCAGTTCGGGCGTAGGCTTTAATTTGGATTGTATGCTATGGCTGGAGAAGAACTACCCGCAGGATTTACAGAGAATTTACAAGGTGTTCCCGATGGCAATACGTGTGCTTGAAGAATTTCGTTATAAAAACAATGGATAATGGAAGAAATTTGGAAAGATATTGAAGGGTATGAGGGACTTTACAAGGTTTCAAATCTTGGTAGAGTAAAATCAATTAATCGTATAATTGAGCATAAAAGACTTGGAACTACTACTGTTCAGGAAAGAATATTGAGTGCAGCAGATAAGGGACTTGGGTATATGGTCGTAGGTCTTTCAAAAGGTGGAAAAAGGAAAACCATGCGTGTACACAGATTGGTAGCAAAGGCTTTTATTCCGAATCCTAAAAACTTTGACTTGATAAACCACAAGGACAAAAACACTTCAAACAACAATGTAAGCAATTTGGAGTGGTGTGATTATCAATATAACAATACGTATGCAGACCATAACGAACTATCATCAAAGTCTTTATCAAAACCTGTTTTACAATATACGATGAATGGTAAATTTGTAGCAAGGTATTACGGAGCAGTAGAAGCAGAAAAAAACAGGGATATGTAGGGCTTGTATAAGAGATTGCTGTCGTGGAAAACTCCAAAGCAGTGGTGGTTTTAGATGGAAACTCGAAAGTGACAACAAAGATATGAGTATTCCAGTATTTCGCAAGTTTAGGTCTAAACTAAGTTATGATGATGTCGTTAAAATTAAGCAAATGGCTAAAGATGGCATTAAACAAAAAGAAATTGCAAAAAGTATTGGAACAAGTCTTCATACCGTTAACAACGTTGTAAGAGGGTATTGTTTCAAGGATGTATAACAAAATTAATAGGAGGAACGCTGAGTCAGAAGAAGAATTTCAGACAGGACTATGAGTTATTTAGGAAATCCCTATACAGCTCAAAATATGATGCAAGGCTATGGCTATAATCGTCAGCAGGTTGCTATTTTCAACCGTTCGCAAGCATTAAGAAGTAGAGCTACAACGGATTCGCAATTTAGAAGAATCGGTCGTGCGGCTGAAAATATGCACCGAGCAGCAAGTGGAGGACTTGGTTTAAGTAATGGCTAATATGGAATTAAGCAAATACATAAAGAGTGAATCGGTGGAACTTAACCGTTCTGCCATTCACTTTGCCGGATATAAGCCTATTAATGGGTATAATGGTAAGTATATAATTTCCACAAGTGGAGATATTATAAGACTTCCGTATTCATCTAACAGTAAATATACCCAATGGAGAAACAATAAAATGTTTCACGTAAAGAGTCGAACAGACAGGAATGGATATGTAACTGTTAGATTGAATATAAACGGTGTAGAAAAATTTAAACAAGTACATAGACTTGTTGCTGAGGCATTTCTACCTAAAATAGATGGGAAAGATTTTGTAAATCACAAAGACGGGGATAAATCTAATAATGATATTTCTAACTTGGAATGGTGTACAAAATCAGAAAACACTTACCATGCTTATAAAACCGGATTAAAAAAGGCTCGAAAAGGAGAAAATGTATATAACTCTTCTTTGACAAATGAACAGGCTAAAGAAATACGAGAAAGGGCATTACATGGCGAAAGTTGTAAGTCTTTATCCGAAGAGTTTAAAGTTCCTGTTTATACAATAAGTAAAATTAAAACAGAAGTAGCTTATAAAAACATTTAGTATGGAGAATAGATATTTTACAAGTGAGTCTATTGAATTGATGCGTTCGCAAATACACCCATCGCCATATAACCCCCGGAAACTTTCCGATGAATCCCGTAAGACGTTGAAAAGAGGAATCAAGAAGTTCGGTTTGGTCGGTGGTATCGTAGTTAACAAGCGGACCGGACTAACCGTTGTTTCTGGACATCAACGTTTAACTGTTATGGATGAGCTTCAAAAGTTTCCAGAAAACGACTACAGAATCCGAGTTGATGTGATAGATGTGGACGAAAAGCAAGAAAAGGAATTGAACATCCTGATGAACAATCCTAACGCGCAAGGTTCATGGGATTATGATGCTTTGGCCCGGTTGGTTCCGGATATAGATTACCAGGATGCCGGATTAACGGCCGCTGATTTGAATATGATTGGCTGTGATTTCCTTCTCCAGACAGAAGAAGAAAGCTCTATTGCCGATGCCCTAGAGGATATGATGGCACCTGTCACAGAGCAGAAAGAAGCTGAGAAAGCCGCAAAGCAGATGGAAAGAGCTGAAAAGGTAGCTCACATGAAAGAAGTAAAGCAGCAGGTGAAGAATGCAGCCCAGAAACAGGCACAGGATATGGATGCTTATCTGATGCTTTCCTTTGACACGTTCGAAGCTAAGGCAGCTTTCTGTGAAAGGTTCGGTTACGACCCCTACTCCAAGTTTATCAAGGGTGAGGTATTCGATGAACAGATAGAAAGAATTGAATGACAACATGAAATTTTAGGAGGAAAGCCGAGTTAGAAGAAAAACATATAGTCAGTTGTATCAACAGTCAAGACGAATAATGTACAACGCCGGAAGGCAATACGGGCTTGGTACAGACAGACAAAGAAGTATAAGAGACAGAACGAAGTCTATAATGGAAAGATATGCGGCCAGGATAGATAGCTATTTCTCAAAGAGAGGAATTGATATTTATGGTGATAAGCCTGTTTCTCGCCGCATTTATATGGGCAACAATAATGGATGAAATATGGTAGGGGATTTTATTCTTTGGCTAAAGACGTTTTTTGGGCAGAATCTTTTTTGTATCCATCATTATGTTTGGAAAGGACCATTAGATTTCCGCTATGAAATTTGTGATAAGTGTGGAAAATTGAAAAAGAATTGAATAATTATGAAAGCATCAGAAGAATTTGGTGAGGTTATTGATAGAATAGACAACTTGATAGGAGCATTGGAGTTACCTATGCCTGCAGAGTTTCATGTAAATCAGATGAAGCATGAACTCAGTGAAATATCGGATAAATTGAAACGAGTATACGTCGAAGAAGAGGGTGAAAACCCTTGGGAGGAATAAATGATGAAAAGTGAATCTCAACATAAGAAACATCCAGGAGGAAGAAAGCCAAAATTCGATTACAGGGGTGAGGAATTTCTTTCTCAGGTAGAAACGTATGCCAAAAAGGGATTCACTGACCGGGAAATAGCATTCGCGCTCGGGCTGAATCCGACCTACTTCTACGAAATGAAGTCAAAATATTCGGAGATAACTGACGTATTAGCGCGCGGGCGTGCGACAATCACAGCCGCTGTACGTGCCAAGTTCCTTGCTATAGCTTTGGGTGGTATCAAGACCAAGAGTACTGTTGTCAGGAAGTTGAAAGACCAGGACGGAAACCTGACCGGCGAAGAAGAACTTCAGGTGAGTGAAAGCGAGCTGGCTCCTAACCTTCAGGCCATGTCTGTTTGGTTGTATCATCATGATGAAGAATGGAGAAAGGTTGAACGCCGCCAGGATGAAGACGCAGATATTCCAAAGGATATTGACCACGGAATATCTATTGACTCATGGATTAAAGACAAACTGAAATGATTGTACCCCAAGCGATATATCATCCGTTATATACCGACAGCGAGAAGTTTATCATTCTCATTACCGGTGGCCGTGGCTCGGGGAAGTCTTTCAACGCTTCTACCTTCATTGAGCGTCTGACATTCGAAATGACTCCCACAGAGAAGATAGTCCACCAGATTCTATACACCCGTTATACGATGGTATCTGCCGGGATGTCTATCATTCCAGAGATGATGGAAAAGATAGATTTGGATGGAACAACGAAGTATTTCAAGACCACCAAAACCGATATTGTAAACCGGATGACCGGCAGTCGTATCATGTTCCGTGGTATCAAGACTTCTTCCGGGAATCAGACCGCTAAACTAAAATCTATTCAGGGTATCACCACCTTTGTCTGTGATGAAGCAGAGGAATGGACCAGTGAGGAAGAGTTTGACAAGATTATGCTCTCCATCCGTAAGAAGGGAATTCAGAACCGGATTATCATTATCATGAATCCATGTGATTCGAACCACTTCATCTACAAGAAATACATAGAGAATACTCACCGGCTGGTGGAGATTGACGGCGTTCAGGTGCAAATTTCCACCCATCCGAATGTACTTCATATCCATACGACTTACTTCGACAATATAGAGAACCTTTCTCCTGAGTTCCTGAGAGAAGTCAAGGAAATGAAAGAGAAGAATCCGGAGAAGTACGCTCATGTGGTTATCGGTCGATGGGCGGACGTGGCCGAAGGTGCCGTGTTCAAGAAATGGGGAATTGTGGATGAGTTCCCCATGTGGTGCAAGAAAGTGGCTATTGGACAGGACTTTGGTTATACCAATGACCCATCGGCTTCTATTCGGTGCGGAATCATTGACAATGCGCTTTATTTGGATGAAGTGGATTATAGAACTGGATTATTATCTGGGGATATTATAAAGACGCTACGTCCGTGGAATTTGAGAGTGATTGCCGACAGTGCGGACCCGCGACTCATCCAGGAAATTCATAACGGAGGGATTAAAATATACGCGGTAGAGAAAGGACAAGGTTCTGTCAATGCCGGTATTGACAAGATGCAGGGAATGGAAATATTCATCACCAAGCGTTCTTATAACCTGCAGAGGGAGTTCAGAAACTATGTATGGGCAAAGGATAAGGATGGAAACTACATCAACGAACCTGAAGACCATGATAATCATGGCATAGATGCTGCACGCTACTATGTGCTGGGAGAACTTCTCGGTAGAATTATGAAACCCAAAGACGTTTCAGGAATATTTGGACATTAAACTTTGAGATATGACTATAGAAGAAATTTTAGCTATGCCGGAAGTAGAGAGAAAAATCTACTATCTGAAAAAAGGACGAAAGACCGAGCAACCAAACGCTCACGCTCTTTACAACGACTGGAATCCGAACAAGCACGAGATAGTGATAGATGAAGAGAAATACCCGAAAATCAAAATCACTACCCAGCCTGAGAAACGGATTACAGACCCGACAACCAGGAAAGAATATGTTGAGCCGGCGGTCAGGAAAGAAGTTGACCCAAACAGGATTGCTCTTCCTATCGAGCAGGACATCGTGAACATTCAGACTGCCTTCACCGTTGGAACAGAACCGGTCCTTGATTGCCAGCCGGACCAGTCGGAAGAAATCCTTCTTTCCACATTGAAGCAGGTGTTCAAGAAAAACAAGCTGAAATACCAGAACAAGAAAGTAGTCCGGGCATGGCTGGCCGAGCAGGAAGTGGCCGAATACTGGTATGTGGTGAAGGATGACGGTTTCTGGGCAAAGCTCAAACGAAAGATTTCAGGAATCTTCGGCAAATCAAAACCTGAATACCGTCTGAAGAGTGCCATCTGGTCTCCGTTCCGTGGCGACAAACTCTACCCTTTCTTCAATGACCAGGGGGATTTAGTAGCCCTATCCCGTGAATATAAGAAAAAAGACCTGAACGATGTAGAGATTACCTGTTTCATGACCATTACCAAGGATATGGTTTACCAGTGGGAACTGACAAGCAACTGGACTGACAAAGGCTCATTTGCTCATGGATTCAAGAAGATGCCGGTGATTTATATGTACCGTCCGGAAGCGTACTGTGAGAAGATAAAGAGTCTCCGTGTAAGACTGGAGAAGCTTCTCTCAAACTATGCAGACTGTATCGACTACCACTTCTTCCCTATCCTCATGCTTTTTGGTAACGTGGAGAATTTCTCAGGTGAGTTCAAGAACCGTGTTGTCGAGTTGACCGGCCAGGGAGCAAATGCCCAGTATCTTACCTGGTCACAGGTACCTGATACTGTCAAGTTCGAGGTAGAAACCTTGCTGAGCCAGATATATGGACTGACCAATACACCCAGAATCTCTTTTGACTCCCTGAAAGGTACAGGAAACGCCGTTTCCGGTGTGACTTTCGACTATGTGTTCATGTCCACCCACCTTAATGTAGAAAATCTAAACGAAACTGTCGGCGAGTTCATGCAACGACGTGTAAATTTCCTCATATCAGCTTTGGGTTCCGTGAATTCCACCCTAGAAGAAGCCTCCGAGACTATTGATGTGGATGTACAGATGCAGCCATATAAACTGGAGGACATCAAAGACAAGATAGACACAGCTATCAAGGCCAAGGACGGTGAAATCTGGTCGCAACAGCGGGCCATCACCTTCGTGGGGAACGTGGATGCAGTTATGGATGAGATTGAAGCCATCAAGGAAGAGCAGGCTGAGAAGCAGAAGAACGACATTGAGAAACAGAAACAGCTTTCCTCTCTTAAAAGTTCCAGCAGCAAATCTGAAGAATAGAACACTTCAGTCAGAATATTTACGGGGATAATACAAAACAGAATGATATAAATCTAAAATATTTACCAATTGAGTAGCGGTATCTTTCGAGGTATCGCTATTTTCTTTATCATAGTAAAAACATGAATACTTCTTTGTAATTATTCGTTATTTTACTATATTTGCATCGTAATTAAGTCTTAAACGCTATGAGCTACAAATCAGTTAAAGACGTTGTAACGCTGCTTACTGAAAATGGCTTTTGGTTCGTGAGGCAGAAAGGCAGTCACATGGTTTACACTGATGGTAGCCATGTAGTGATTGTCCCAGACCACGGCAAGAAAGGCGTTGAGAAAGGCACTTATTACAACATTCTGAGGCAAGCGGGGCTAAAATAGCCCCCGCCTCTTTTGTTTAACGATAAAAAGGAGGTCAGTATGAAAACCGTAGAAGTGATTGTAGAACATGCTGGAAATAATCTTAGTGCTTACATTGAAGGTGCTCCGGTGATAACGGTTGGCAACGATGTGAAGGAAATCGAGAAGAACATGAAGGAAGCTGTTGAACTATACTTGGATTCATGCAAGGAGATGAACATCGCTCCAGTGGAAGTTTTACAGGGAGAGTTCACCTTGAAGTTCAAGATAGATGCTGCCACTTTCATCAACTATTACAGCAGTATCTTTACTAAAGCTGCTTTGAGCCGGATAACCGGAATTAATGAACGCCAGTTGTGGCATTATGCGGCTGGAGTACACAAACCACGCAAACAACAATTAGAGAAGATTCAGAAAGGTATTAATGCGCTGACAGAGGAACTGGCAGCTATAAATTTGTTGTGATTATTAATTAAATATAAAGGAGCATAGTACATACAATGAAAGCGAAAGATGTTAATCCAAGTAATTTTAAGGTTGAGAATGTTGTATTTGAAAATGATGATTTTTCTATAACGATAGGTATTTGGGAAAAATGGGGATAGGAGAATGGCAATGAGATGGAATGGTTATGGAGATGATCCCGGATACCCTAAATTATTTAAAAACCCAGTCTGGTTCATCGTTGATGACTCTTTAATATTACCTTTTCTGAATGCTTTAAGGAACGTAAAAGATTCTGACAAAAAAGAAATAGAAGCAGCTATATTGAAATTTTAAAAGTATAATTGGATGATGATCTAGCGTGATTATTTAGGTAGTCACGCTTTCTTTTTACCTAAAAACGAACATTTCCCTAATTGTTTCGTATCGTTAGCCTTTAAATTTCCCCTTCCCTTTCTCTATAAGTAAATTTACCGTATGAAATTATTAATCAAACTCATACGGTATGACAATCTTTGAACAAATCTTGGCAGGACTGCAACAGAAATTCACTGGGGTGGACACTGCCACACTCACCCGTATCGCCACAAAGAAGGCAGAGGGTGTAACGGACGAAACGAAGGTGACCTCCATCGTTGAGGGTATCTCATTTCAGGACGTGATGCAAAACTATGGTGATTTCCGTGCAGGACAGGCGCAGACTTCCGCTGTTTCAAACTACGAGAAGAAGCATGGACTGAAAGACGGTAAACCTATCGAGAATCCGAAACCAGAACCACCGAAACCAAACGACCCTCCAAAGCCGCAGGAGACAGACATCGCAAAGATGATCGCCGATGGTATCGCCGCCGGTATCAAGCCGTTTGCCGACAAGCTGGCCAAAATGGAGGAAAATGAAGCGCAGGCGCAGCGCAATTCTCAGATTTCAGCAGTGGCGAAGAAGTACGGTATTCCCGAATTTATGCTGAAAGACCGCAACATTCCTGAAAACACGGACTTGGACACTTATTTCAAGGACATGAAGCAGGATATGTCTAACAACGGTTTTCAGTTCTCCAAAGCTCCTGAAACTGCCGAACAGAAGCAGGAGAAGGAAGCGAGCGAGTTCGCCAAAATGATTGAGGCGGACACAAAATCTATTGTCGAACAACAAAACAAGTAATTTATGTCAGCAGGATTTAAGTACAACATTGAGCCTGAGCCGTCCATCGAGGAACGCTATGACGTTTCCACCGGTGTAAGACGTAGAGGCCCTTACAAGCTGGAGACGACCAACCTTGTCGCTGGTTCGTTTCTTCCATCCTTCACTCCGATTGCCGCTGATTTGGTAAAGAAAACCGCTCAGGTGGCCATCCGTGTAGAAGTCTATGAGAAATTTACCACCGGTTCCAATACCACTTTGAAGATCAAGAAAAACTCTTTGGCTTATGTGGGTATGCATCTAGGTAATGGTTCTCATGGAGCTACCATCAATAGTATTGACAAATCAAACAAAGCTTTCGATAAGTTGACGCTGTCTGCCGACTTTGGCGAAACATTGGAAGCTGGTACTGTACTCTATGAAGCTACAGCGGTAAGCGGCACAACTCCGAAAGTCATTGCTAACTCAGCCTTGTACGGAAGAGTACAAGTAGAAGAAGGCATTGTATTAGTTGCTCTTTTGATGCGAGCATTCGAGATTGAGCCTACCAAATTGGTTATGCCTTTCTCTGACATTGACAAGGCCAACATGCCGCATTTCCAGTTCAACGCTCCTGACGTTACTCAAAGTGGAAAGGCTGTAGTTGCCAAAGCGTCTTCCAGTCAAGATGGCTTGATGAGTAAAGAAGACAAAGCTAAATTGGATGGTATCGCATCCCAAGCCAACAAATTCACTTTGTCTGCAGCAACATCTTCTGCTCTCGGAGGTGTAAAGCAAGGTGTTAAAGTAGATGATGCTACTGGGCAGGAAGATGCACATACAAAATTGAATGCCCTTCTGGCATCTTTGAGAACAGCAGGTGTAATTGCAAGCAAATAAAGAAAGGAGGTAAAACATGATGCTAACTATTCATACTCTGTTTAACGACCCCAATATCGTAAACGCCGTTATCCAGCGCGTCCTTCAGACACGTAAGGATACTATCTATTGGCAGCAGTACCTCGATTTCCGCAGAACGACTACCCGTGTGTTTAAGGACTACATCGGTCAGGTTACTGGCGTGATGGCCGGTTCCATTAACTCACGATACGGCGAGAAGCCTATCCGTGAACGCCGGAATATCGGCTCAGGATATGGTGAAATCGCTTATTTGGGCGATGCTTACCAAATCTCCATTGACCGCCTGTCAGAACTTCAGGACTTGATTGACAAGTTCAATGCAGCTAAACCTGCTGACCAGGTAGCAGCCATGCAGGAAATCGTGAACTTCATCTATGACGATTACCGCCAGGTACTTTTAGCAGCTCACAAGCGTATGGATATTATCGTAGGTTCACTTCTGATGACCGGAGAAGCAACAGTCAAGAACAAGGACGACAATGCCGGAGGTGTCGACCTTCTCAACATTGAATTGCCGTTCAAGTTCATCAAGCCTGATACTGGTGCGAAGACGAACTTCATCACCTACTTGCAGCAGCAGATTAATGCACTGAAAGCGGACTACGGTAATTTCCAGAAGATGATTATGTCACGAGGAACTTTCGTGAAGAATATCATCGGGTCGGCTGAGTTTGGTGACAAGTTCAAGATGCAGCTTACAGGAAATGAGATGTATCTTTCAACTGGTTTGATTACATCTCAACTGGCTTCCCAAGTATTCACTGGCATCGGGCTTCCGGCCATTGAAATCAAGGAAGATTACGTGAAAGACCAGACCGGGAAGAACGTGCAGATTTACGCAGACGACCGTATCACCTTGCTTCCGCAGGATAAGGTCGGTTATATGCGTTTCCACACTCCGTACGAAGCAGTGGACGGCGTACCTGGACGTAACTACACCCAGGCAGACGGTGATATGCTTATTTCCGGTTACAAGGACAAGAACGGTCGTTATTTGGAATACACTGCAGAGTGGATTCCGCAGATTACGAACCCGAACCTGATTGTGAATTTCGATTTGTCAACCATGAACGCATGACAGTAAACGACTACATATCACAGAAGTTTCAGACCTTCGGCATCAACTTGTCGGAGGCTGACCTTTTGGAGATAAGTTTGTCTTCAGAAGTAAGCGGAGAGGATGAGATGGGCCCGTCAAACATCGGACTTGTTTCAGTGGCTATGGCGAAGTTCATCCCCTCTCTATTACTCCGTGCCACTTCCATCAGTGAGAACGGTTTCTCTATGTCATGGGATACAAAAGGCGTAAAGGAATACTATTCTTTCTTGTGCAAGAAGTATGGTCTTGAAGACACGCTGTCAGATAAACCTAAAGTCAGATTCCTATGATATTTGCTCCACATACATTACAGGTTAAGGTCTTTACTCCGATGGAAACAGACGAGTTCGGCCGGCCCATTCCCGGAACCGGTGGAGAAAGCTGGCAGGACGTATGTAAGTGCCGGTGCGACGATAACTCAACCAAGGAGTTTACTTCGGAGAATGGCAAGGTGTACCGACCGAACTATCACGTAGTCTGTGAGAAGAAAACCTCACTGAAGGCTGGTGATGAGGTCAGATGTATGGATGGCGATAATATCCGTGGAACTGGCAAGGTTTACATGGTGAAGAATACAAACTATTTTGGTTACTCAGAGATATGGCTGTAAAATTTGATTTTTCGGACGTGGATAGCTTTTTCGAACAAGGCTATGCCGAGGTAAAAGCTGTTGAGGGTAAAGTCGGCAAGGAAGCTGTCGACTACGCTGTAAAGAACGGCAATTATCAGAATCAGACTGGCACACTCCGTAAGTCAAACAAGTATTCAGTTCAGGATGACGGTTTGGAGTTAAGGAATGAAGCCGAATACGCTTCTTTCGTGGAATCCAAAGGCTATGAAGTATTGACTGGTGCAGCCCTATTTGCTGAGAAACGATTGAAGGAGGAAATAAAATGATAGTAACTACCGACATTGCGAACATACTTTACCGTGACTGCCAGTCTTTCGGAATTGACATCGTTCCTCACGGAAAGAAGCTGACAGGCGAATTGAAGTCCGAAAGGATTGTCATTCACTCTAAGAAACAGCAGCCGGGAACGTACTGGAAGAAATCCTTCGTTGAGGTGAATCTTTGCGTTCCTGACTTAAAAGAAGGTGAAGCCAACACCATCCGGCTGAATGAACTGGAGAAGCAGGCGCAAAGTCTGTTTGACGGCGTAACCGGACGCTATGATGATACCACCTATCATTATTCTATCGAGTCAATCGGAACTGAGGAGGACACATCCTTAAAGTGTCACTATGTGAATGTAAGAATTTTGTTTGAAGTTTTAAATGTGAAATAATATGGCAGAATCAAAGAAAATCACAGCTGTAAATATCAAGAAACTTTGGTATGGCGAAACAAGTGCTATTTCTGCAGATGTTACGGGCCAGACCTTGCACACTCTTTTGCAAGGAGAAACACTGAAAGAAGTATCCAATATCCATCAGGATACGTGGACTTTTGAGGAAGCAGAGGCCAGCCGAACCAACTATAAGAACCAGCTTACTAATCAGACCTATCGCAGTGAAAAGGAAATGGGAGATGTCTCTGTGAACTTTACTATCGGTGAGTATGACTATCCGACAAAGAAGGATCTTATGGGTGGAGATGTCATCAATACCGACAAAGGTTGGAAGCGTACAAGGGGTAAGGTAAATATCGAGAAATGTATTGTGTTCATGACTGAAGATGACCAGTATTGCGTGATTCCCCGTGCTGACATAGGTGCCCGTGAATCAACAACGGATAAAGCCATCGGTATTCCTGTAAGTGCGGTTGAACTGGAACCTAAAGACACTGCTATTTCCCCTGAATACTGGTTCGATGCAGAAGAGGTGAAAGAAGCATGAACTGATGTAAAGGTCGTGGTAACGCCTTCTGATGCTACAGTCAAGCTGGACGGGCAAACGGTAAAGACCAAGAGGGTGAAATCTGGGACATCCGTTTCCTATGAGGTATCAAAAGTAGGCTACACCACCCAGTCTGGAAGCATATCTACTTCCATGTCTGATGCTTTCAAGAGCGTAGAGAAACAAATCACTCTTGTTCAAGAAAGCGGAGATTAGTTTTCAGGATTATTTACCGGGTGGGGCTTGTAGCTTCACCCTTTTTCTTTTAGTTATGAATCAAGGTGCAAAAATCATATCGGAAGCCATTACAGGTTTTGACTTCAAAACGGTTATGGTAGGTGGCAGAGCTTATACAGTTTTTCCTCCAACCATTCATAGGTTAGCCGGAGCCATATCTCATTTGTCGGGTGTAGAAGAAGCGGAAAGCCTGAAAGACGTGCTATTCTCGTTGGGTGAAAGCGAAGCATACAGTAAGGCTCTTTCTTGGCTGATAAGGGGTGATGAAAGCCTCAGTGAAGAACTTTCCAAAGGAACATACAAGGAAAATGTGGACGCTTTGGATGAAGCTCTTTCTATGATTGATTCAAAGGTTTTTCTGAAAGCTGTCAGCTTGGCGAGGAACGTAAGTCTGCTGGCAGCAAAACCGAAACCGTAGGAAATGACACCCTATTGGGGCAGATAGCATCGTTCATGGAAAATCTGCATCTGACCTATAAAGAAGTGGTTTACGAGATACCGTACAGAAATTTAGTATTAATGCAGCGTGACAAGCTCCATACAGTTACCGGTACCAAGGTTACAAAGGTGAAGGGTAAGGACATGGCTTCGCGCAGAAGAAGAAACAAGAAATAGATATGGCTACACTCATAATAAAAAATATACCTATTAGAATTGCATTATTCTGTAAAAATAATATTTTTGCGTTATCAAATATTATTTTTACACAAATGAGAAAATGCAAGTGGGTAATATATACAGTTATTATAGGACTAATTCCCATATTCTTAAGGATAATTATGTGCCTGTTTTCACTTAATAAAGATTGGGAACAATTGATAAGTCCTGTGGATGTCGCGTTCTTTGGACTTACTTTAAATTTGACAAATTTAAACGAGTTAAATGGAGAAACAGAACTGACTCCAAAAGAAAAATCAACATTTATTGGTTATTCTGTTATCTTCATTGTTATACTGTCAGCGATTGTTGGTGTATTATACTTTGCGGAACAAACAAAAGGATACATTGTTGATAAAACCGTTGTATTTGTTTGTTCGATTTTATTATGCATAGTTTCTTACTTGTTTAGTAATGCTATTATGAACAAATTAAATTCTTTAGACAATGGGAACAATTGATATTATATTATTAGCATTGACTATTATTGTTTGCCTGTCTGGAGGATATGTAGCAATTAAGTCAATTATGGAAAGCCGAAATAAGAGTATAAAACAATTTAATAAAAATAGAGAAGATCGAAGAAAGGAATTTGAAAATGGATAATATTAAGTCATTTATTTATTTGGATGAATATAAAATGTACTCTATATCTTCCCAACTTTTTGAAGGATTAACAGAATATATATTAAGTGGTGAAAAAGAATCCATCACAGAATCTGAACAACAAAAAGGTAGCTTGGGTAGTGGTAGAGTTATGGGAGATATTCTCGTCAAAGAAAAGGATTCTTCTGAAAAACGTTTTTTACATGATTATGCTTTTGAATTATTAGAAAAAGAATTAGAAGCAAGAGGAAAGTTATATACTCCATGTAATACTGACACAATTGAAGATATTATTGATAAAAGCTTTATAAGAATTAAAGGAAAAATATTTTTCAATGACTACAAGGCTTCAACAGATACTTTGCTAAATTTTAATACATTAGGTGAGGGACTTGGTTATATCCAATATTTTGACAATTCAGGAAAAGTAAAGGATGAATTAAAAGAACTAACAAATAAGGCTAAAGATAGAGAGCAAAGGAACAAAGTTGGGCTTCTAAAAAAAGAAATCGATAAAAGGTTTGAAGAATATTTAAAAGGTAATGGTTTAAGATTAGATGAGAAGTGGCTCGATCATTTAAAAAATATCGTGTTATACGGCTATAAAAACAATCTTGAAATCTTACTCCCTGCTCCTAACAATATTTTATTTTCATCTGTACTAAATAGAGATTTTTTAAAAGAAAATATAGATTCATTGATATACAAGTATTCTAGAAAGAGCGAAGTTGAATTTACAATTATTGGTACTATTACACAAATAGGTAATAGTAGAGCAAATTTGGATGATGTTCATGGAGAGGGGAATGCGTTTAAATCAGCTAATCGAAATATCCTCAACATATTAGCAAAGTTGGAAGATTCCTTTACCAGTAGATTAGAAAATGAATGTATAATTGACCCAATAGCTATATATCGGGAGTTGTGATTTTCCTTATTAATAAAGCCGGATAATTTCCGGCTTTATTTTGATTCCATTTCCATTATTGTACTTTTTATAGCATTTACGTGTTCTAAATGGCAGGCTCTTGATATTAGATGGATATAAATATGCCTATCTGCTTTAATTTCAATAGGCGTATTTATTATGTTGATAATACTATTTGATGATATATACTTATCAAACATTCTTGAGAATAGGAGACTTCTGAACTTTTGAGGCGTCAAAGCCTTATCCCTTCTTGGAATATCATGCATATCATCACAATAAAAATACAATATAAGGTTATTGTTATCATTAAGAACTTTGCCTATGATATCTGATATTTTAAGCAATATTCCAATATCGGTTGGATTCTCCCCTTTAACCCTCTCTAAGGTAACATCTGCTATTTCTATATCCCGAATTGATTTACGCACTTCACACGGAATTATATCTTGGTTGAAAGGAGACAATATAATTCGATATTCATCATTCGATTTTGAACTAATAGAAATGGAAATTTCCTCCATCTAAAAAAATTATGCTTTTATTTCGATATTAAATGCTTTTTGATTGCGCAATTTTTCTTGCTGAGATAATTTCCTGTCTCTCAGTTGATTTATAAAGTTTAATAAGCCCTTAGAAGGTTTCTCTATTATCAATGTCTCTTGTGTATAAGTAGAAGTTTTCATATCCAGTAATGTAACTTTGTTACGAAATGATGTTGCAAATATAACAATAAACATCAAACAATAGCATTATTATGAGTAGCAACATTATGATTTTAACTATTATTACTAATAATATTATCATCAATAGCAATATTAGTTCTAATAAGATGTACTTTATGGTTTATAAAGTTTAATGAAGAAGACAGTAATAGAGAAAGTGTTTTTATTCTTTATCTCATTATAAAAAATAAATTAACCCCGAACCTCAAGGAACGGGGATGGAACGGTTATTTATAGTATATAATTTTATAATCATTCAGTTCAGATAAACTATTAGAATCATATACAACTAACTTCCCTTTTATTAAAAGTATTACTTCATTATCCATCAATTTGGGAACTAAACTTTGTGCCATATTTTTCTCCTCTTCTGAAACATCTTTTCCCCATGTTCCTTTTAAAAGGTTAATGGCATTTTCATTAGGAATTTTATTGTGTTTAGCTATTGTTTTCTGCTGGATTTCTTTTTCAATAATGCTCCTTATCCTGCTAATGTCGTTTGTCATTCCCCATATTTTGAAGAATAGGATAATTTGTAAGATGCCGAATACCAGCATAACAATAGAAAGAAATTCCATCATAGTCTTTCGTTTTTAATGATTATACATTCGGATTCAATTTTATCTCCTTTCCGCAATGAGGGCAATGTATAACCCCCTCTTTAGGTTTTTCAAAGAGTTCTGTTACTGGCACGCCTAAAGCAGCGGCGATTTGTTCTAATCTCTTTAATGGTGGGTTTCCATTATCTCCCATGGCGATACTTAACCCAGTTTCAGTCATACCGATTTTTGAAGCCAGTTCTTTTGCGGTAATTCCTTTTTCTCGCAACAATTCTTTAATTCTCATTTAAATTTGATTTTATAGTACAAAAATATCTATTACTTAAATAATAGGCAAATAATTTAAATGTCAATTTTATATTTAACTTTTATTGTCTATAAAGACTTGTGATATAATTTAAATATCAGTTATATTTGCGGTGTAAAATTTAAACAGCATTTAAAGAACTGATAAATATAAGAACTATGGCAACAGAAAAGAGAAACCTATTAAAAGAGATTATGAGCCTTGCTTGGTCATTTGCACGCAAGAACGGTTATTCAATGAGTGAAGCTTTGAAATGTGCGTGGACTAATATCAAACTTCGTGCATTGCTTCATAAAAAAGTGGTTGAGTTCTATTTCAAAAAAACAGACGGCACGCTGCGTCAGGCTTTCGGTACTTTAATGAGTGGTAGAATACCAGAAACAAAGGGTACAAAGAAAACAGCAGATAACTGCCAAGTGTACTTCGATTGTGAAAAAGAAGAATGGCGTTGTTTCAAAAAATGCAACCTTATGAAGATAGCTTAGTATTAACATTAAAACAATATAGATATGGATTTTTCAGAACTTAGTAAAAAAATGGGTGGTCTTACTGCAGAGCAAATTTTTGAGTTAGCCACACTTGGTAAAGGTATTTTAAACATGTATGGCAGTGTAGACTTGGCTTCTAACCTAACTAACCTTGTAAGCCATATAATTACAGTTGATGATTTTGATATCGAAGAAAATAAGTATGCGATTGATGCTGTTTTACGTATATCAAAAATGCTGTCAGATTTAAACGCAAAATGTTGGGGTGAGCGAAAAACAATGCTCGGACTTACTGGCGTACATATGGATAATGCAATCTATGGATTAGGTAATGCAGAAAAGATAGAAGATATAAATCTAGTCAGAAAAGCATCATAAAAACTCTCACACACGATTATGATTCTTAGAATAAGACCGCCACCTTATTGTCAATAGCGAGAATTTAATAATATCATTAACTTAAAAGTTTCATTATGAGCAAGAGATTTAAACTAGCAGTATTGCCTAAAGAAAAGCAACTGGATAATGTCAAGTATGCTTTGAGAATTGAAAATCCATCTGCACTAGGTAATGTATATGGATTAACAGAAGAAGAACTAAAAGAACTTCAAAGTCTTATTAATGAGTCATTGAAACAGTAAAAATGGATATAACGGTTATCAGACCACCACCGATAATTTACCTGCACACAATTATTTTGAAACAATCAGCCAAATGTTTGTTCTAAACACGGTAATCTTTAGGACAAATATTTGGCGGTTGGTAACTTTGCTTTAGAACAAAATGCGCTTCGTGGCTGTAGCGTTACAAAGATATTCAAGGCATTTCTTTCAAGGGGTAAACAGCCACTTTAGACCTCTTATAAGATTTGCCTTTTTATATGTCAGGCGTGATAGGTCAAGGCAAGCCATTCAGGTGTGCATGGGTTCAAATCCCAGCTTGCTACAAATTCAGTCAAAATAAAATCCCCAAAGGCGGAAGTGACTGAGCTGCCAATGGGGATATGTCAAATTTCAAATTTGGACAAAAATATGAATAAAATCCAGATTTTCCAAAATGAGCAATTTGGAAAGGTGAGAATTACTATGAATGAGAATGATGAACCGTTATTTTGCTTGGCAGATGTAGCAAAAGCACTTGGCTATTCAAACCCTGCAAAAGCGGTTATAGACCATTGCAAGGGGGTTACTGTTTTGGAAACCCCTACTCAGAGTGGTATACAACCTATAAAATATGGCAAAGAGAGCGAAGTTTATAGATTAACAATGAAATCAAAACTGCCCAATGCAGAAAAATTTCAAGATTGGGTTTGTGATGAAGTTCTACCCTCAATTCGCAAGCATGGTGCATACATGACACAAGAAACGCTTGAAAAGGCTTTGACCTCACCTGATTTCTTAATTCGGCTTGCAACCAACCTGAAAGAAGAAAAGCAGAAACGAATTGAAGCCGAACAAAAGGCAGAACTTGCAGAACAAACAATAAAGTCCAATGCACCTAAAGTCCTATTTGCTGATGCAGTTTCAACTTCTCAACGTTCATGCTTGGTAGCCGAGCTTGCAAAGATATTGCAACAGAATGGCGTGAATATAGGTCAGAACCGTTTGTTCACTTGGATGCGTGAAAATGGCTACTTATGCTCAAAAGGGCAATATTACAACCAGCCCACACAAAAGTCTATGGATTTAGGACTGTTTGAACTGAAGCAGACGACAATAAACAAGCCAGATGGTTCAATACTTGTTTCTACAACCACAAAAGTAACAGGTAAAGGTCAAGTTTACTTTGTGAATAAGTTTTTGGGTAAAGATGCAGCTTGATTATGAGAGAAGCATTTAAAATAACGGCAGGTTTGCGATTTGGCAGACTTGTCGTTCTAAAACAGGTAGAACGAAAATCTGATGATAAAGACAAGCATTTCAAGTGGCTTTGCCAATGCGATTGCGGCAAAACTTGTGTTGTTCGTTCAAGTAATTTGAGAAATGGGATAACAAAGAGTTGTGGGTGTTCAAAGTTTGATATAAAAGATATTACAGGTCAAAGGTTTGGAAGATTGATAGCTTTAAAACACGTTGGATTCGCAAGTAATCATGTTGCATTATGGAAATGTAAATGCGATTGCGGTAAGATGATAGTCGCCAGAGAATGCAATTTACATAGTGGCATAACTAAAAGTTGTGGCTGCTTAAATGTGGAAAGAACAAAAGAAACTAATATAAAACACGGTAAAACACATACAAGGCTGTATAATATATGGTCTAAGATGAAAGAACGCTGTTGCAATCCTACAAGAAAAGCATATAAAAATTATGGTAAAAAAGGTGTTAGTGTTTGTGATGAATGGCTAAACGATTTTCAGAAGTTTTGCGATTGGGCAATAGTAAACGGTTATAAAGAAAATCTTACAATAGACAGAATAAATTCAGATGGCAATTATGAGCCTAAGAATTGCAGATGGGTAACTTTAAGTGAAAATGTAAGGCAGAAATATAAATCTGACTTTATAACTGTTGGCAATAAATCTTTAACTATACATGATTGGTCGCAACGGTTAAATCTATCTCAAGATACTTTGCGAAACAGATATAAAGAATTTGGCAAAAAATGGGTTGAAGAAGCGATAAAAACTGTATTAGAAACAGGTGATAATAGCCATATCTATAAGCGGAAAGAATATGCTAATGGTAGAATAAAACATCGAAAAAACATAAATACGCAACAATAGTTTATTTGTTCGGTATTCATTCCTCTAAAATCTGAATGTTAATGAAATGAATAGTAATTTCAAACCATTAATATTCAGATTTTTATATATGCGATTTAAGGGTGATATTTCAGGATTGGACGAACTTCAGGAACGGATTGACGATGCGTACTTCTCTGTTCTTTCAGAAGTTGGCAGGAATGCGACACGGAACGCAAAGAATCAAAAGACATTTCAAAACAGGACAGGGAACCTTGCCAATGCAAACGGTGGGTGCGTTGTCCGCAATGGTCAGATTGTGGATATGTGGGTGGAAACGGACGGCTCCCATCCCGATGCAGTGAAGAAAACAGAGAATTTGCTTATCTATTCTGAAAAGCCCAAAGACGGACTTTATTTGGCCAATGGAATGGAATATGCGAGCTATGTGGAAAGTAAAGGGTTTGAAGTGATACTAACAAATGGGGTCTTATTTGCGGAACGAAATATTAATAAGAAACTTAATATAAAATGATATGGCAGGTATATTTTCAGATGTAAGTACTGATATTCAGAAGTTAAGACAACTGAAAGCGGAAATCGAGAATGTAAAAAAGGCATTGAAGGGCATAGATGTCAATGTGAAAATTGATATTGCAAAAGGAATGGAAGCCCAACTACAGTCGTTGATGAAAAAATATGATGCTTTGGTTAAGAAGGTTAGTGAAGCGGAAGGAAAAATTATGAGTTCAACCAAACGCATCAATGATGCCTCAGAAAAGATAATCAAGGCGCAAGAACAACTGTCAAAGGCAGCTGGAATGAATACAAAGCCTGATAATGGAAATGCTGACGTTTCATTAAATAATGTAGGCACAGCAAATGTACAGGCACAGGCCAAGGCTTATGATGAATTGGCGAAAGAAATAGATTCCGTAATGGGAACACGTTCTCAAAACATTAAGCGGATGATAGATGAACAGAATGCTATCCGTTTGATTAACGAGGAAATAAAGAAACTCACCAAATTTCAGACAGGTAATTCGACGCTTACAAACACACAGCAAAAACGATTAGAACAACTCAACAACTCGTTACTGACACACAAAGCGGCTTTGTCTGATGTACGGCAGACATTAATGAATAATGTCAAATTAGATAATTCCGCAACAACTTCAATGAACGGGATTTCTCAGTCGTTATCACGTATGAGGATAGCTTATCGTGAATTGACAGAGGAAGAACGTAATTCACCATTTGGAAAAGAATTGCTTGCATCTATTCAGCAGGCAGATGCGAAAATTAAGGAACTAGATGCTACAATAGGGAATCACCAAAGGAATGTTGGGAATTACGCTAAAGGATATAACGGCTTGAATATGTCCGTCCAGCAGATTGTGAGAGAATTGCCATCCGCTGCGATGGGATTAAATATGTTTTTCTTGGCTATTTCAAATAACCTGCCTATTCTGACAGATGAAATTAAGCGTGCAAAGGCAGCCAATGAAGAATTAAAAGTCTCCGGACAAAAAGGTATTCCTGTTTGGAAACAAGTTGTGTCATCATTATTTAGCTGGCAATCTGCACTAATGGTAGGTATTACTTTGCTTACGGTTCACGGAGATAAGGTTTGGGAATGGGCTAAGAGGATTATAGTTGGAGAGTCAGCCGCGGAAAAAATGAAAAAAACGTTGATAGAGTTGAATGAGATAGAGAAAAATGCTTATGCGACTCAAATCAAAACGAGAATGGAGCTTAATGGAATTATTTCTTCAATAGAAAAATTCAATGGCACAAAAGAACAGGAGAAACAAAAAATAGATGAATTAAATTCAAAATATGGCTCAATATTTGGCGCTTATAACAATTTGGCGCAATGGTATGATGTTTTGATTAATAAAGGAGACGCTTATATTAATTCTTTATTTGCTCAAGCCAAAGCCCAGTCTTACATACAAAAAGCAATGGAAGCAGAACAAAAAATTAGAGATATAAAAGCTAATGGAATTGAATCATATAGACCAACTTGGGGAGCTGGTGGACAAGTCTATCAATTCTTTGGCGGAGGTAAAAAGAATCAATATGGAAGTGATCCTGCAGAGCTTGCGTATAATGCTGCATTAGCACAAGCGGAGAATGAGAAAAGTAATGCATTAAAAAATGCAGAAGAAGCACAAAGCACGTATTTAAATGAAATAAAAAAAGGAGGAATTTTTGATTACAGAACAATTATCAACAAAGATGCCGAGCGACAAAAGAAGGAGCAGCAACAGCTTGCAGAAGAACTCCTTCAGCTTCGCAGGAGCAATCAGCAGGAAGAAATCAACCTGATGGAAGAAGGTTCTGAAAAGAAACGCAGACAGATTGAGCTGGATTACCAGCGAGAAATCGACGAAATTAGGAAACAGCGCAAAAAATGGGAAGATGCACAAGAAGGAAAACTTACGTCTGAGCAGCGGGAAGTATTAGGAAGTCGTGCGTCTAATGCCATGACGTCGCGTGAAAAAGGTCTGGCCGAAATTACAGAAACTGAAAATCAAGCTGCAATCGAGGCCAACGAACGTTACCTGAAAAGCTATGGTACATTTATGCAGAAACGTGATGCAATCATAGCCGAGTACACCCGTAAAATCTCAGAGGCCACTACTCAGGGAGACAAGGACATACTCCAAAAAGAAATGGATAAGGCACTCTCCTCCCTTGATCTTGAAAAGCTGAAACAGGGAATCAACTGGGAACTTATCTTCGGTGACTTGGACAAGGTATCCAAAAAGTCCCTGAACAAGGTAAAGCAGCAGCTTAGGGACTTCAAGAACTCCGAAGAATACAAGAATATGGCTGTTGACCAGAAGAAGGTCATTGACGAGGCTTTAAGCAACATCCAGTCAACCCTTATCGACAAAGGAGGATTGCTGGCCGACCTACCCGAACAGTTAAGCGAATTGGCCAAGGCACAGGAAGAACTGTCACAAGCTCAGGAGGAATACAACGAAGCCATGAGAAGCGGAACAGATGAACAGAAGGAAGCGGCCACGAAGAAACTGAATGATGCCCAGAAAAGACAGCAGAACGCTCAGGTCAATGTACAAAAGTCGACAGATAAAACGACAAGCAACCTTGTCACATTGTCGAACGTCATTACCCAGCTTGGTTCAAACTCTGAAATTTCCCTCTCTCAGGTCGGTGATTTGGCCGGAAATATAGTAGACATATTTGCAGAAGAGAGCGAGAAACTTGGAGGTATAATTGGAGCTGCATTTTCTCTTTTAGATGCCATCGGGACACAGGGGTTGGATGGTTTCATAGGTAACATATTCAGTAGTGTCTTTAAGTCTGTAGGTGGAATATGGGATACCCTGACTTTCGGAGGATTCAGCAAACTCTTCGGTATTGGAGGAAACGAAAAAGAGGTGCAGGATACAATCAACAGACTCACGGACAGAAACGAAAAGTTGCAGTCTGCCATCGAATCCCTTACAGAAGAAATGAAATCCAGCAAGGGAAGCGAGAAATCCGTAGCAGAGTACAATAAAGCCATCAAGTATCAGGAGGAATACAACAAGAATGTCCTTTCAAAAGCGCAGGCCAATGCTGGCTATCACAGTAAACATCATAGCTGGGCCTATTACATGGGCTGGTCGGAAAGTGACATACAATGGATTCGGGAAAATGTCATGGCAGAGTTCACAGGTACAGATTCCTTGTGGCAGATGTCTCCGGAGCAGATGGATTTATTACGTCAGAATGTGGATTTGTGGCAGAAAATGGCCGATTCAGGGAAAGGAGGCTATGGGAATGGTGTCGTTGAAGCACTAGGTGAATATGCAGATCTGGCCGGAAACCTCGAAGAACTGAAAGAAGGGCTTTTCGAACAGCTTACCGGAATAAGTTTTGATTCCATGTATGACAGTTTCATAGATACTCTCATGGATATGGATGCCTCGGCGGAAGATTTTGCGGATAACCTATCCGAATACTTTATGCGTGCCATGCTTTCAGATAAAATCGGTAACATGTACAGCCAGAAGCTGGAAGACTGGTGGAACAGATTCGGTGAAAGTATGAAGGACGGAAACCTGAGTGAGAGTGAACGTAATTCACTCCAAAACGAATATATGGGGTACGTGAATGAAGCATTGAAACTACGGGATGAACTTGCCGCAGCTACCGGATACGACAAGGCTGGCAGCAGTTCCCAGCAGTCGGCCTCCAGCCGCGGATTCGGTACGGAAATGACGCACGAGGATGCCGGAGAACTGAGCGGTCGGTTCACTGCCGTGTATGAGTCCAATCTTCGTATTGAGACGGCAGAACAGCAGCAAACGATAGCTATTACCGAACTGCGAGGCTCCATCAGTGCCTTGACATCACAAGTGACCGGCCTATACAACATCGCCGACGAGACACGTACTATCCTGGCCAATTCCTATTTGGAGTTACAGCAAATCAGAGAGAACACAGGCGAAATTGTCAAACCTATCAAACAGATGCAGGCCGACATTGCCGAAGTGAAACGTAATACAGCAAGATTATGACAGGAGATTTATTTATTAACGGGAAGGATGCCTGGAGCACATGGGGTGTCCGCATGGGTGACGGTTTTCTCGATGCTATCGACGGATTCAATCAGATGAAAGACTACATTGAAGATGAGAGCCGTCTGGAGCACGGGAAGCGAATAATAACCGAAAATGCAAAAGTAGCATCGCGTGAAATCACTCTCCAGTTCACAATAGAAGGAGGCTCAGAAGGTGACTATCGGACAAAGAAGAAAGCCTTTCAGTCAGAACTGGAGAAGGGAGCCGTAAACATCAAAATCCCCGCTCTTGGGAGCGAAGTCTTCAAGCTGGTTTACCTGGGGAAAAGCATCTCTTACGGGTTAAGTATTGACAGGTGTTTCGGTAAGGTTTCAAGTAAGTTTTGCGAACCGAATCCCATGGACAGAAGCGAATAACAAACATTTCCTTTATTGTTTCAAATGGAAGTCCGGATTTTTAGGGCTTCCATTTGTTATTTATGAACTTTGGGGATATGATTGAAATTAAGGACATATCCGGAAAAACAAGGTTCTCTACCCCTATCAACAAAGGGGCGAAGGGAAAGTTTACACTGATGAAAGAGGACTACATCGTTCTCCCCTTTTCCGTGCCTGAACCTATATATTTTAAACTTGGTGACTATGTAGACCTTTCTGGGGTTCTGGATGATTCTCTGGGCGGATTACTTTCAAAAGCATATGAGGTAACTGACTTGCAGAAACCTTCTTTCAATGCTTCTACCGCTGGATATGATTATGAGCTGAAACTGGATGCTTACTACTGGAAGTGGAAAAACAAAATTTTCAAATACACTCCTGAACATGCTGGATATGAAGCGTCATGGTCTCTCACCGCAGCCCTTGATGTACAGCTTGGTGTGTTCTTACGTAACCTGAAAGCTTTGGGATATACCTATAAGGGAAAAGAATTCGTATTTGAAATAGATTCAACAGTAGAGAATAAGGCAGTTGCAATGACGTATGACAATATGAACCTGCTGGATGCCTTATTCTCAATGGCGGGTGAGGATAAGTGGAACTGTGATTGCTGGATAACGGACAACGTAATTCATTTTGGGCGAAACGAATTCGGTGATGCCGTGAAAATCGAGTTAGGGGCTGAAGCGTCTGCCATGACTCGCAGTGAGAGCAAAGGCACTTATGCCACCCGCATTTATGCATTCGGATCTACAAGAAACATACCTGAGAACTACCGTTCCATTGAAGAGCAGACGGTAGTAAACGGAGTTGTGCAAAGACGACTTATGCTTCCCGCTGGTACGCCATACATAGATGTGTATCCTGACATGAGCCAGGAAGAAGCAATTGAAGACATCGTGGTATTTGACGAGGTATATCCCCGACTTGAAAGTACGATGTCAAGTGTATCTACGAGGACGGAAACCGTTACAAATGAAGACGGAGGTCAGGAAACCGTGACTTACTATCGCTATCGTGATACTGGCCTGAATTTCTCCAAGGACTACATACTTCCGGGACAAGAGCTGACAATTATCTTTCAGTCCGGCAAAATGAATGGATTGGAGTTCGGTGTTATTTTTGACCCGGACAACAACGGAAGCCAGCTTTGGGAAATTGTCCGCAGCGAAGACTACGGACGTCCATTGCCGGATGATACCATATATCCTGAAAATGATGACAAGTATATCCTTTCCGGTTTTGATCCAAAGTTTGTTTCTGTACAAATGATTCCGGACGCGGAGCAGGAACTGAAAGAGAAGGCACAGAAGATAGCAGACCAGCGAAAAAAGGACGATGGTACATACTACACTACCCTCCGGTCAGAATGGGTTAATGAAGACAAGCTGAAACGCTTTTTCGAGTTCGGGCAAAAGATAAACCTGGTCAATAAAGCCTTTTTTGAGAATGGCCGTGAAAGCCGTGTTCTCGGATGGGAGTTTAACCTTGACATTCCATGGGATTCTCCGGTATATACTATTGGGGAAAGTATGCCCTACTCTCGCCTTAATGATGTGGAAGAGAAACTGGAGTCGATTACGTATAAAGGGCATACTTATGTTGGAGGCGGAGGAAGTAGCATATATGTGATTAAGACCAATGATTCTACTGCCCCATCGGACAGTAACGTATTTTCGGCAAAACGGTCACTTGCAACATTATTGAGAAAGGACAAGGAAGACCAGACAAACTATCTCATTAAGCTTCTTGGCGGTATCATATCTCCTTTCCTGGAATCAATTGACTTCGTGACCGGAATGATGGGTGCTGGTATGTCATTCTCTTCAGAAAAGGGCGGCGAGTCTGTCGGATGGATTGACAAACTGTACGTGCGCAAGAAAGCTATCTTCCAGTTACTTTCAATAATGGAGACCGAGCTGGCCGGAGCTTCCTTCATGTTCAACGCCAGCGGGGCCAGAGCAACGATTACTAAGGTCGAGTTTATAGAAAAAAAGGGAATTCGTTTCAAGGATGGTAAAGGAGTCAAGTTCTCAGACGGGAAAAGAGGTTACTCATCTCCTGGAACTTATGGTTCTGTTTATCGCTGTTACTTCCTTGCAGATGATGGTGAGAAAGCCATAGAAAATCGTTTTAAGCCAGGGAATTTAGTACGCTCACAGTCCTTTAATATTAAGGAAGGCGCGTATGACGGCGTATCCAATCACTATTGGTGGCGTCTGGTGGAAAATGTTGGTGATAACTGGATAGAGGTATCCGTGAATCATTGTGACGAAGGCAGCGACATACCGGCAGTTGGAGATGTGATGGTACAACTTGGAGACGTATCGGATACAGATTTTCAGGCTGCAATCGTGTTGTCTGCATACGGAGACGGTGCGCCTTCTCTTACCTTCTATCAGGGGATAAGTTCTTACTCCCTCTCCGGGAAAGATATAGTTTCAATCGGATATGATCGTCTAACTAAAGAAGGATACTTTAATGTTTATGGAAAGACATATATCGGTAATAGGGACAAGACAAATTATATCAGACTTGCTTCTGGAGAAATAGAGGTACGTGCAGCAAGAATATTGTTGTCAAATGGTGAAAGCGTTGTAGATGTAGCAGAGAAAAATATCTCAATTAAACTTGGTGCTACGGGTATTGACATCGAAAAAAATGAGATTGTTATTTCTTCAGATAAGTTTAAAATTAAAAGTTCTGAAGGGAAAGGAATAGCCGTGTTTACGGTTAAAAATGGGAAACCACTTCTTCTTACAGAGTGCATAGATGTAAACTCGTTAAAAGTGAAACATCTGGATGGTGCAGACGGTACATTTTCGGGTGAACTGAAAGCCGCTAAAGGTACTTTTTCTGGAACAATATCTGCCGATGGTGCTAAGATTGGAGGTTTCACTATAGACAACGGTTCCTTGAATTGGAAGGGAAGGGATTTTTTCGGCAATGATAGCAGGAGTATACGGATTGGTGTTCCTACGGATGATAACAGTGGTATGATTGACATAAACTTCAATGGTGCGACTGACGGGAAATTTGGGGTTAAAGTAATTGGAAGCAATGACGGTGGAGCATGTATCTATGCTTCAAGGAACGGTACTAGCAAGCCACATAGTTCTAATACTTATGCCGGATATTTTGACGGAGGAGTACATGTAAACGGAAATCTTTATACCAATACGATATTGTCTAATGAGTTCGGTACCGGATGGTCATTGCAAGCCGATGGATCATATACATACAAAAAAGGAGCAACGAGAACAATATCATGGACTATACAGAATGGTTCGATACCTTCAACGTATAAACTGGTTTTTGAAAATGGAATTTTAGTCGATTAATCATGAAAATAGATTTTAAGCAATTTAAGAAGTACACGAAGATAGATAAATCTGAATTCGTGGAGATTGATGTCAGAGAAATGTTTGCAGATAACATTTTCAATGTGACAGGAGTTGGTATTGCTGATTTAAAATTGGCTGAGAAAATTTTTTCCAGCGATGACGATACCGAATTTTCAGATGATGAAGTTAACAGGGTAAGACATCATGCAGCGTCGCTTCTTCCATGGTTTCTTGCTGGGCTTAATGATGCAATGAGATAATTATAATATACAATGTTGGTAATATCATTAATAACTATAAATTAAAAACAATTATGGCAGCAGAAGAAGATTTTGTATTAAGCTTTACAGGTGAAGAAACTGACAATCTATTGAAACATACAGAAAGTATGAAGAATCAGACAACGGAAGAAGATGGTGAAACGGTACAGGTGTACGATACAAACGGCGTGCCGCATAAGGTGTCGAAAACGGAGCTGCTGAAGAAGTCTACACTGGCTCTTCCAGAGCTGGAAGACATATCCGCTTTTGTGGCTGTTAATGCCGCCGGAAATGCTATCGGATTGATGACAAAAGAGCAGGTTGCGTCAGTCCTGGCGGAACTTATTGGGATTAACAATACTTGGTTCAGGGATAGTGGTATTGTCATAAATCCGGATAATTGTTTGAGTAATAGGGTATATATGATTAATATATCTCTAGGAACTATTAACTTCAATTTATTCACTTATGGGAATTTATTATATTTCAGTCAAGGTGAATATCACACGCA